AACTATGGGTTTGTTACCGATAGCTTCTAAGTTGCTCTTAAATTGTTCTCTAACTCCTGGAGCAAATCGATCTAGCATTGGGCCCAATTGATCTGAAATTGACTGTAATGCTTGAACTTGGCCTAAAAGAGAACCAAACGCTTTCTCAGCCTCTTGCATGGCCTGAGATTTCAAAGTAGTAACTACTCCTTCTGGACTTATAGTTTGACTTAATGCGCCAAAAGGAGTTTGTATTATGTTTGTTACAGAATCTAAAAGTTCCATGCCTGTTATCGAATCGTCCGAATCTATTTTTTGTAGTGCTTGAATAATGTCATTGCTGTTTTTTACATCTTTTAAAATGTTAACTGCATTGGCAAAAAACACATCAGGATTAACTCTCTTGCCTGCTGAACTTCCCCCACCTGAAGATGGGCTATAACTTCTAACAAGACCCATTACATTTTCTAGTTGAGCGCCAACGCCAGCAGGCAACTGCTTAAACAATTCATCTTTTAGTGTAGCAGGCATATCACTCAAAAGATTACCGATAGAGAAGTTCATTCCTGGTAAAGAACTTAACATAGAACCCGTCAATACAGCTTCAGCTTGATCTATCGCTGTCGAAAGATTTTGAACTTGTGGCACTCTAGATCCAAATATAGGGCTTGCTGTTAAACTGTTTAGAAGACCATCAGCTTTGGCTAAACTCCATGCGCCCTTTTCAACAACTTTGGCCACAACAGGATCGCCACTTTCTTGTACATCTGGTGGCAACTTTACAGGCTTTGCTCTTTCCTGATCTTTATACTTAGAAACATTATCGTTGACACCTGGAAGATTTGTTGCGCCGCTAATGATAGGATTTTTATTCTCAGTATTATTACTTACTGATACGATGACACCTCTGCTAGTGCCGCCGTCACCAGGATTTTGACGAACTGATACTTGTAGACCTTTATCAAGTGCAGCTACAGATGTTAATGCTCCAGGTATAGAATTCTCAGCAGTTATCCAAGCTAGATGTTCATCAGAAACATTTTTACCGTGTTTTCTTGGTATTCTAACTTTATAGAGTATTTGACCAGAAGGTAATTCTTTATGATCAACTATGTGACCAAGTTCAACTAAGCCCTCATCAGGAAAAGCGTTATGATTAAAATATCCTTTGCCTAACATATTATACCCTACCTGCTGCTACTGTATTCGAAACACACTCTAAAGTGGTGATACCTAAGCCACCTGCTTTAATATTGTGAGTCATTCCAGAAATTAAATATTTTCCGCTTCCATATAATTCACCTCTTGTGGTACCCTTATCAGGGATCGTAACGTCAATTACATCACCTGCATGTAAAAATGGACTAAACGGAACTGTCAATCTCAATGCTATCTTATCTTGATCTAACAGAGACATTCTAGGCTTGCGCTTAATCAAATACTGTTCAATATTTGGATTACAAACACCCTGATCGGTTTCAGTGCCTGTTATACTAGAAACCATGTACGGACTATTTCCACAATCTGAAGGCTGACCAAACATTCCAAATTTACCTGTTAGATAGTTTATAGTTGAAACAACTGTGATGTCATTTCCATTTTCATCATAACCATTTAGTACATCTGAAAGTAGATCAAAATCACAAGGAAATTCATATTTCATTATATGAAAAGGATTTGCGTAACTTGCATCTGCGGAACCTTTATCACTATAAATAAATTTCCACACTTCATTTTGTTGTGCTAGAGAAGTGAGTGATCTGAAATGATGTGTGCCTCTATTACGATAAGTCATATAGTGGACAAAAGATGGATCTTGCTGCGCTGATAATGCAACTTCAGAATTTTGATATATGGCCTGAAAAGGATGAATATTTGTTGCTACATACTCTCTTGGTGGAGAAGAGGGTTCAACGTCAATATTAGGTGCACCAATGCATCCTCTAAGAATATCACTTACAACCTGGCTTGCAGGAGAACAAGGCCAAGATTTACTAAGAAACGTCTTTGCATCTTTTATTAGAGAAGGATCACAAGCATCTAGTTCAAACACCTCTATATCATAGTTTAGTTTTCTTCTCTTGCTCAATCTATAAATAAGTTGATAAACTTCAAGTTTTGCATCTACGCCAGAATAATCAGACTGATTTGCATACAGTTCAATTACTGGTCTTTCTATATCTATTTTTATAGCTTTAGCATAATAGTTGTCAAGATTTTTTTTGCCAAATTCTTGATCGCTAGAAATTTTACTCTGAACGACAACATTAGTTTGTAGTCCGGGCGTCAGAAGACTTTCTGTCAAGTTAACTTCTGTTACATTTATTTCTGATAGCTCTGGAGCACCAACATCAATTGCTGTTTTAAGCTGTGTAAGATAAAGTTCTTCTTTAGATTTGATTTCTGCCATTCTATATTCTTCTTGTTAAGCCTGAAGGAGCAACTTCCGCTCTAGCTTTTCTCATTAGATCGTCAAATTCAAGTTTTATTGTTGGATAGTATTCAGCTTTTATCAGTTTAATATTTCTTTTATTTTCATTCACTTCAAATTCATGATCATACACATAAACTAGATTTCTATAAGTGTAAACCGTAACTATTTTTCCGTCAGGTAAAGTTTTCTGTTCGCCTGTTGGATCTGAACTTGGAAGAGTGTTATATTCAGTCTGAGTTATTTCATATTTTCTGATAGTCTCTAGACTAGTAACAGCATCAACAGTTTTTACTATTTTTTCATATCTTTGAATTTGTGTTTTTGTAGTTTCTATGTTACCATATTTTGTTATCAGATAAGAATCAAACTCATTAGCTGCAAGTGGCCAATCATAAAAAGGATCTATTATTTTATTAGATAGCAAGATGACCCAGTGAGCTTCCGGATCTTTATAATATTTCTCAGCAAGAATTTCTGGTTTATCTGTATCCTTAATAACATAATTATAATAAAAGAAAACATTGTTGAATGTCTCGGAGTAGAATCCAATTCTAACCAAGATATTCATAGGAAAATCAAATTCTGACCTACGACCACCTGTAGTTCTTAAATCATATTTTACTCTTGGAAACTTATCAAAAAATTCTGCCATTTTAGAATCCTTGTAGAACGCGAAGCTTGTGAGTAACTTCAGTCTCACGGAAAGCTAACTGCATTCTGATTTGGGTTGGAAATCCATCTTGGAAAGTTGACCAAGTTCCGTTTGGTGAATAAGATACATCAATCTGAGTTAAAGCGCAAGTATTTATTCTGGGTATAGCTGTGTTTTCTCGACCTCTATGATAGAAAGTGATATCAAATTCAGCAGGAGGAACCCAGAAGAATGACTGAATACCTGCTTTTAGTTCAGGCGCAGCATGATATCTAAGAGTTCTTATGATTTGTCTTAAAGCTAAAGATTCTTTCTGACTTGATGGAGAAAAGATAAAATCGAATCTATGTTCTCTCTGCATTGTATTGGCATAAAGAACTTCTACTTTAGGATTGATAGGTCTACCATAAATCTGTGCTGCTTGAGAGGCACCATTTAGAGAATTAGTTACTGTACCGGCCGCTGATGCGCCAGCGGCCGCGCCTGCGGCTCCGCCAACGATACCTCCTATTGCTGCTGCAAAAGTAGCTACACCGCCAGCTGCGATAGCTGCACCAAACTTGGTCAAGCTGATATTTTCAAAATCGTGTGTATCGTTAAATGTTAATTCAGCATTTGGCATATACAAAGCAATAGATTCTTTTATTCTTCTTGTATATCTAGGCCTTGTAATATTTGTTGAAAATGGATCAGTTACACTTAGATTGATATTAGGGTCTTGACCAAATGAACCTGCACTGCCGTAGAAGTTGCTATCGATTCTATATCTTAGTGCGTCTGTCTTAGAAAGCTCTCTATCTAACACAGTGGCCAAAGTTCTTGCGCCAGTGCCGGGACCAGAAACACGGTTCATTTGTGAATCTGTTTGAACGTTAATGTTTATAACCATATAATGGCTATTATAGCCTTGTTTACCTACATCGTCAGGAAAGGTTCTGTAATAGAAATCGTAATCAGATTGACCAAGACCGTAGTCTTCTGGAATGTCAGGTCTAGAGGCGGCATCTGCTGGAGTATCTGGACCGGTCACATCTGTTGGAGTAGTTATGTCTGGCATAATATCGCCACCAAAACCACTAGTTGGATCGTTTGTCATTTTTCTTTCCTAAAAATTATTCTATATATTTATATGGAAACTTACAAGGGCAAATTCAAACCTAAAAATCCAGAAAAGTATAAAGGTGACCCCACGAATATTATTTATCGTTCGCTTTGGGAACGTAAATGCATGGTCAAATTTGATGAGAACCCAAACGTTCTAGAGTGGCGAAGCGAAGAGGTCGCTATACCGTACCTCTCACCTTTAGATAATAGAATTCACAGATATTTTCCAGATTTTATCATAAAGGTCATCACCAAAGATGGTTTGATAAAAACATATATGATAGAAGTCAAACCTAAAACTCAAACTAAAGAACCTAAAAAGAAGAAGAAAATCACCAAAGGGTATATCCGAGAGGTTACAGAATGGGGCAAAAATTCTGCAAAATGGAAAGCAGCAGAAGAGTATTGCGCTGACAGACAATGGGAGTTCAAAATTCTAACTGAGGATGAAATCTTCGGAAAGAATAATAAATAGTGATATGGCTAAAAAAGAACAAGAATCTGTTGATTGGCTCATCGGTAGAGCGAGATCGGCAGCAGGATACAGAAACAACATAATCAATAACTCTGACAGGTCTAGAAGTAGCACTGTCATAGGCAAGATGTATTTCTTTATATATGATCCCAAGCATAAAGATAAGCTCCCAATCTATGATAAGTTTCCTCTCGTTTTTCCAATAGAAAGATATCCAGACGGTTTCTTAGGTCTAAACCTACATTATCTGAATACAAATGAGAGAGCAGCACTTCTTAACAGGCTGACCGAGTATAAAACAAACAACAAATATAACGAAACGACAAAACTCAGACTATCATACGATTTGCTGGCAAGCACTAAAAGTTTGAACAGTTTGATGAGGCCATGTATAAAGCGATATCTATTCACACAGGTTAGAAGCAATTTTATAGAAATCACAGCAAACGAATGGTCAAATGCCATTAATTTGCCTGTTCAGAATTTCGTAACAAAGAGTTAATAAATGGCAAGCACAGTCTTTACAAATCCACCAGAATTTCTAGGTCTACAAGACTATAGATCAACAGTCAATAAAAATGGCGGGCCATCAAAAGCCAACAGGTTTGTGGTTAGAATAAACTCTCTACCAGAAAAGATAGTTCGCAGAGGCGTTTACAATTCAGTTTTAAGAGATTTATCATATTTGTGTGAAGCTGCTGAACTTCCTGGTCGCGGTTTCATGAACATAGATGTTAGATACTACGGTCCAAGTTTCAAGATGCCATTTCAAACCACTTACGAAGATTTGAATCTGACATTCTTGGTTAGAGACTTATTCTTAGAAAGACAAATGTTTGATGACTGGCTAGAACTTATCAACCCTTCAAACACATATAACTTTAACTATCGCAAAGATTATATCTGCGATATTGATCTATTTCAAATGAGCGAGATTGAAGCGTCAGGGTCATCACAAAGTCAGAATGCTTCTAAGAAAGTTACAGCACAATACAAGTTCACATTTGAAGAAGCTTGGCCAATACTCGTCAACCCAATGCCTGTAAACTGGGCAGAAGACAACTTCAATAGAATGACTGTAGCCTTTACATACAAAAGATGGCACAGAGAAACTTTAGATCCTAACTTCTTTGAAGCCTATGATTTAGTCAAAGGCGCATCAAATACAGTAGATGTTGGCAGCTGGCTTCCAACCTTCTTAACTGATGAAAATGCTCCGCCTAGAGGCCCAAATAGATAATTTAAAAAGGTTAATATATTATGAGTTTGCCTAAAATTTCTACCCCGATATACACTGTGACTTTGCCATCTAATGGTAAAAGTGTTCGTATCAGGCCGTTTTTGGTTAAAGAAGAGAAGCTACTATTGATCGCGGCACAAACAAAAGATTCAAATGAAATTATACAAACAACCAAACAAGTAATTGGTAATTGTTTGATCGACAATGACGTTTCTGTAGATTCTCTTCCGTTTTTCGATATAGATTATTTGATTATAGCGTTGAGAGCAAAGTCAATTGGTGAAACCATACCGATTAAATTTACTTGTAATAACGTAGTAAATAGTAACAAGTGTGGTCATACTTTTCAGGTTGACATTGACATCTCAAAATCTACAGTAGTAAAAGATGAAACTATAGACCCTGAAATATGGTTGTCTGGCGACTTTGGTGTCAAGATGAAATATCCAAAGTATTCTGTTATCAAAGATATCATGGCTAATGAAACAGAACTAGATAAAGTCATTCGTATTATTTGCGCTTCAATTGACTACATCTTTGACAAAGATCAGATATACTCTGCGAAAGATAAGACCAAAGAAGAGATACAAGAGTTTGTTGAGAACCTAACAAAAGTTCAGTTAACCAAGTTAGAGACTTTTGTTTCAAACTTTCCAGAATTTGAATGTCGCGTAGAACATACTTGTGAAAAATGCGGTTTTCATCATAACATAAGGTACAACAACTTCGATAGTTTTTTTTTATAATTTTCGGTCATGATACGTTGGTCAATCATTATAAGACCAATTTTAATTTGATGCAGTTTCATCATTATTCTTTAAGCGATTTAGAAAATATGTTACCTTGGGAAAGATATTTGTATCTTGATATGCTCAAGGCTCATGTTCAAGAAGAAAACGAAAAGGCGAGAGAAAAGCAGATGATGATGCAGAGACAAATGAGAAAGTAAAATGGCAGTAAATCCAAACAATCTTACGATAGATTACAAAACACTTCAAGCTATACCTTTCAGAGATAGAAAGGCGCTATTATATTCTAGCTTTTCTAATCAGATCGACAATGCTTTGACGCCAAGTCAAAGAGCGAATTTATTTCCATCTCATTATCAAAAAGATGCTGCGGCTATTCAATCAGCTATGACTGGAGCTACAAATCTTAGTAAAGCAGAATATTTGAACAGAGCTAGAAATAATGCTGGTGTTGGCTACGGCGATGCTAATAGGGTTGCCGGAACTCCAAAACAGAAAGGTCCTCCCGCTATTACTGCATCGGAATTCAGAGCGGTAGAGTCTAATCCTTTCTTAGCAGGATATGCAGATAAAACTGTAAGGTCTCCAGGAAGGCAAAAAATTAGTGCTACAGATTTTATGGATCCAAGAACATCTGGAAAATTAAGGCCTGAAATATTAGAAAAATATAAAGATAGAAATTTTCCGGTCACAATAAGAAATAATAATATGGGCGCCGTAAGTTTGGCTGATGATAGTAATAAATTTGTTACTGGCATGGCAGGGTATGTTGGAAAAACTCCTAGACCGGCAGCAGAAGGTGGATATTACGCCAAGTTTTCTAGTCCAGAACATGGTGTGGCAGCAGCTTCAAAAAATTTAGAGAACTATTACAAAAAAGGAATAAACACGCCGGAGGGTATAGTTAGAAAATGGGCAAAAGGTGCTAACCAAAACTATATTAGCACAGTGGTATCCTATTTAAACAATTCTGGTTACAAAGTTGATCAAACCAGTCAACTTGATTTGAGTGATCCAAATGTTAGAATTGCTATACTGAAGGCTAAATCATCATTTGAATCTGGAGCTGGAGTTCCTGTATATAACGATGACGTATATGAAACAGGCGTTAATTATGCGTTTGAAGAAAATAAAATAGAAACTGCGAATCCTACTTCTACGCCAGATGCAATGGCTGTAGTGCAAGATGTAGCTCAACAAACCATTTCTGCCTCTGAAATAAGAGGTTCTGAAGTATCTGTAACTGGAGACTCTCTTGTTTCTGAAGATCAAGCAAAAATTGCTGCAACAAGAAAGCAACCTATTACTCCCGAACTTAGAGAAGTTTTACAGTATGCAGCAGAAGAATCTGGTGTGCAAGTTGAAGTCTTCTCAGGAGGTCAAGCTGACATCACACAAGGTGGTCCAAGAGTTGGAACAGAAAGACACGACTTAGGTCATGCCGCAGATATTAAATTGAAAGTTCAAAATGCGGATGGATCATATCGATACCTAAGTTCTAAAAATGAAGCAGACAGAGAAATCATGTCTAAGTTCATTACAAGTTCAAGAAAAATGGGAGCAAAAGGAATTGGTTCGGGCCTAGGCTATATGGGAGAATCAGGAATACATATTGGCACAGTTGTAAGACCTGATATTGATTATTCGGATAAACCTTATGGTGCTCCAGCTGGTAAAGAATCTGTCTGGCGCTCTGATAGTTGGGCCCAAGAAGCTTTTGCGGAAGGACAAAGACAAGCTGTAGAATTTGAAAAAGCGGGCGGCATGATAGCTTTGAGAAAAGCTAGAGAAGAAAAGATAGCCAAACTAGAAGAAGAAAAGAAAAAACTAGCCGAGCAGCAGTCTGGTCTTAATCAACAGGTGACAGCCGAATCAATACAGCCCAAATCTAATGTTGAAATTGTAGAAAAGAGTGGAGCAGAACTTTTACCCGAATCTCATCCATTTTCTATGAATAAGAAGAAAAAAGATAGAATTATTGCGGCTCAAGTTTCTGCTAAACCACCTTCTAATGCTAATCCTACTGAAATAGCTGGAGCTACAGCCACAGAGGTGATGAAGTCTAGCACAGTTCCTCTAGGCACAATGGCACAAGGTGGCACTATTAGGCCAATAGGAGACAGCGAAATTGTCACTCGTTCACCAACTAGTGGTGAGATTATTCAGAGAACAAAAGTTGCAGAATATGGCGCAGAACAAATAAAAATTGAACCTGTGTCAAAGATGAATGCTGACGCTCTATCGCCAGACAGAAACATTGCTAGTTCTAATATGGCAGATCAAGAAGCAATGCCTGCTCAACAAGAGCAGCCGGCTCAGAAAGCAAGTATGACATCTAGTAAAGTTCCTGTTGCTGCTTATAGCAATATTGATTCATATGTTAGAAAACCAAATTCTACTGCACTAAGAGCAGCAATGCAAATTAGAATGGTCAATACAGATAGAGCCGATTATATCGCATAATAAAAAAAGGGGAGAGCCGAAACTCTCCCCTTCTTGCGCTCGCCTGCTATTCGTATTTAGTCAGCCAAAGACTTGAAATAATCAAGGTCTTCATCTTCACTATCAGTCCACGGCGGAGTGTCTTCAACAGACTTGCGTGGCTTTGATGCTTCAAACGAAGGTTCAGCCGACTTGGTATATGTCTTCGTAACAGTTTCGTTTACCTTGACATCAACCCTGCTTACATCCATTCCAGAGATACCAAGCACATCATTCATCTTACGCTTGAGTTCGTCATAAGACTTGAAGTGCTTCGGATCAAGAAGCTCCTTGAGAGAGTGTTCCGACTTCCAAACCTTCTCAAGCTGTGCGTCATCACCATCAAGAAGCGGCGAAGGATTGTCAAAGCTTGAAAGATCGTAGTTCAGATAACCATCGACCTTACGGGCCTTCAGCTTGAAGTTAGCGCCATTCCACAGATCGAACGGGTTCATCGGCTTTTCGTCCTGATACTGCGGGTTCATTGCAAGAGTGATCTTGTCGAAAATCTTCTTGCCGAACTTGTACAAGAATACCTTGCCTTCGTTCTGAGGATTCTTAGGATCAGTAAGAACCATGATGTTGGCGATGTAAGACAGACGGCGCTTCTGTTCGCGGGCCTGCTTACGCGCCGGCGAGTTGTCATCAGTCGTAGAGTTCCAAAGCTGAGAGTTATACTCAGACACAGGATCCTTCTGATTGAGAGTTGTAAGTGAGTTTTCAATATACCACTTACCTTCTGGTCCCTTGAAGCCATGATTGAAGATGCGTACCCACGGGAGGGCATCATCACCGTCAACAGCAGGAGCAGGAAGGAAACGAATGACAGCATATCCGTTGCTTGACTTATCTACTTCAAGCTTCCAATAGCGATCATCAGCACCACCGCTTTCAGCGGAAGTGTTGATCTTTTCAATTTCCTTAGTGAGTCGGTTGATGTCGGCGGCAGACTTCTTGAGGGATGCGAAATTTGACATTGTATGTTCTCCATATTGCGTTGTATAGCGTTGTATTGTTTGTATATAATAGCACAGGAATCTCCCTGTGTCAACTATTTAGTTTCTCTTTTAGTATTTGTTTGAACTTTTTTTTATCCAGTTCTTGGAGTAAAAACGGAGCAAACTTCCGTGCCTTGAAGCTAAACTTAGACCAAAGGTAATCATCGCCTAGTTTAGCATCAAATTTTGGAATGAAACCAATAAATGCATCAAGGATGACTATTGATTCCATTGATATATTGCCAAAGTTATATTCGACCATGAACTTGGGATATCCTGTATCCGTCATAGTGAATAGTTCTTTGATATTGTCTATATTTTCCAGTTCGTTCTTGAAGTTGTAGGACATGGACTGAATTCTTTTCACATGACGCTTGGTAGCATCAAACGCATCATCATCTAACATCTCTCCAATCCATGTCCTATTGTCTGCCATGAAATTGGCCACCATGTGTGTCTTTACATCTTCACACCTTCTGGCTAATTTCTCAAATTGAAAGCGATCTTTTCTAGACAGAAAGGACTCTTTACTGACATTACGACCTTTACCGCCATACTTGAAGAAGTCATAGTTATCTTTGGTAAAATGGTTCTTCAAGGCTAGGTAAAGACAGTAAGTCTCGTGCCCTGTAAGTTTCATAATGTTTCCTTAAAAAGGAAGTTTCACCGTATTTGACTTAGGTAGAAAGTGCAAGTCTTCTGCTTCTATCTTGATTTTAGAACGCAAAACATCTGAAATGAGTTTTGCAGCAACTTCAACTTCAAGGCCCGTATCTGAGCAATATTGAATGATTGCATCCATATAGGGCATACTCTTTTTCTCTGCCAGCTTTTCTATCTGCAAAGAGAAGGTGTTAATCTCATCCTTAGTTGGCATTTACTTTGCCTTATCTGGAGTATATTCCTTGGACAGTCTGTAGTTAGATTTCACATCAATCATAATCTTTTCTCCGTTTCTTTCAATTACAACTTTGATAACTTCATCATCGCCTCTTAGCTGGGCCAGTTCAGTGATGATATCATTAGCGTCTTTTGGCTTTAAACCCTTCGGATGATTGTTTGGAGTATAGATTTCCAGAATCTTATCACCAGACTTTAGTCCAGCTTTTCCAGCAGCACCATCAGGCTCAACTTCATTTAGTATAACAGAAGATCCATCAGGTGTCAACCCAACAGTTACATTCATTGCTCTCCATCTCAGTTCTCCAAACTTCTCAAAATCGTACATGACTTTCTTTACAAGATTTGATGGAATACAGAAGCCGTAAGAACCGCCTTCTTTTGTTAGCATCATGTTACTAATACAAACGACTTCACCCTCTTCGTTGAAGATTGGTCCGCCAGAATTACCTTGGAATAGTTTTGCATCTACTTGATCTAGAAACTTAGGATTTGATCCTAGTCTACGTCCTTTTGATGACATTATACCCTCTGATACTGTCCAAGTCAAGCCCCAAGGATGACCGACAACAACAATCTTTTCGCCCTGCACAGTCTCATCACTATTTCCTAGTGTAAGATTTACAGGCAATTCATTCTTCTTGTATGATTCCCAGTCTTCAACTTGAATGACGGCAATATCTGCGATTGGATCTTGATGTAAAATCTTAGCGGCATATCTCTTTTGTGTGTTGGGAGAGATGACCATTAGCTTGCCGTTGCCTTCTACGACATGAAGGTTGGTAACGATCTGATTATCATTTAGAATGAAGCCTGTGCCCATTCCACTATTTTCTGCATCAATCTCGTTTGTGATGAGAACAATGCCACCTTTTCTAGTTTCAACTAGATGAGCAGTATCACGCGGTCTGGTATCCAGATTGAATGCAATGATGGACAATACGATTGGTATTAATATAATAACATAAAGCCATACTGGCATTGAATATGTTGATTTATTCATCAATTTGATTCCTTCTCAGGAGGCGGATCTTGCCTCATAATTTCTATGTCTGGAACTTTTGGCTTATATGTATCATTTAAAGCGGGCAATAGTTTTCTAAAAATTTCACCAATCATATTCGTCTCAGTGCCTTCGCCTTCAGAAGTTTCTTCGCTGTTCAATCCAGGTATTCCGTTGATACGAACTTCTTTACCTTCCATGATTGCTTGTCTGGCTTTTTCAAACTCTGCGGCACGATCATTTGAATATTCAAGATAATATGTCTTGGGTGCATAGTTTGGATATTCATACTCATACCACTTCTTTTCGTCTGTTGGGAAAAGACTTACAATGATTGCGCCTTTACTAGCCTGAGATGGATTGATTATGATGACGGAAGCAAGAACGCCTTTGACTTCACTATTCTCAACTGCTGGCCATCCTTTTACGCCATCAAATGTAAAATAGATCATGTTGGCTAGAACAACGACTAAAACGATAACAAAGAACTTTATCCAATTGTTATAGTAAAAAGCAAGTGCTGTCATAGCAGCAGTAGCAAGAGCAATAATCAATACGAGTGATTGTGTCATTGAAAAGGTTTTCCTACCATAATAGAAACGAAATCATTTTTGAAAAGAACAATATTCTTTTTATCGTCCATAACGAAACGCACGGCTGTTCTTTCTTGCCAAACTCTATCAAGTTTCATTTCAATGCGCTTTACAACATAGAATGTCGGATTGATCTTGATGACTTCAACTGTGAGAGGAATATCTTTCAGCATGTTTGGAGCCATGCTTGTCTTGCCATCTGAACCCAAGCAAGAGTAGCTGTGAACATTTACAATGTATTCGCCAGGAAATGTGCCGCGAAGTGTCAAATATTCTTTGTTATCAGGATCAATAATGATATCTTCACCCTCAAGTTCAAACACACTTCTGCGTTTACCCATATCATCACGCTCAAGATACATTA